ATTAAACCACGTGGTGTTTTAGGAGCAGACTTTGGTGTATTTATTGCAGATGCGGTTAGAGATATAGCTTTAAGGATAGCTAAAGGTATTAAGTTAGCTTTAGAAAATGGTATAGCATTTAAGAAAGCTAAGCCACAAGTTATTAAAGAAATAGCTTCTGAATTAAATTTAGACAAAAAATTAGAAAAACAATTTATAAAAGAAGTAAGTGCTGTTGTAACTTTAGAAGATATAATTACAAACAGATTTGAAAAACGTATTGAAAAACCTTTTATAAAAGCTACAAAAGAAAGATTTAAAGGTGCCGTAGAAATTCAAATAAAAAATTTAAAATCTAAGTTAAGTAAAGCTGATTCTGCTCAAGCTAAGCAAGATATATTATTTAGATTTTTTAAAACTATAAGTCAAACATTTCAAAAACCCGGAGCAAATAATGTTTGGAAAGGCCAAACCGCTGAAGCAGCTTATAATCATTATCAAAAAGAATTAGGTGTTAATTTTAAAGATTTAGGATTTACATTAGTAAAAGCTGGACGTGGTAAGGCAATTGCATTTAAAGGTGAAAAAATATTTGACCCTGCAGGACGACCTGTAGATCATAGAGGTAATAAAAATGAAGAATACTATGAAGAAATAGTCGATGCAATGGATGCAAGGTCGGAAGAATATAAATCTTATATACTTTCTGAAATAGATTATTTATTAGAAAATGATGGAAAACAAGCTGCTATAGATTTTATTGGTATACAAAATTTTTATAGTGATTCACCTTTAAGATTAGTTGGTAAGTTAAATAAATATGAAAATAAACAGGGTAATAAAAAATATGAACATACTCCTCCAATAAAACAAATACAAGACGAAATATATGAGGCTATAAATTCTACAGATAATAAACAAGAAATTTTAACAAAAGTTGAAAAAATTCTTAATAAAAGTAAAGTTGATTTAATAACTCAAGAATCAATGAATAAGGTTGAAAAAATACCAGGTAGAAAAACATCGGGTGAAGGTGATGCAAGATATGAAGGTGTAATAGAAGCTAACAATTTAGTTGAAATAAAAAGATCTAAAGAAAAAGCTGCCGAAACATATGAAAGTAGAGATTTAAATAAAGATTTTAATACTATAATAGAAAATAAAACAGGGTTGCCTGCTGATGCTAGGTATTCACAAGCAGTTGCAAAAAGGAGAGGTAAAAGAAATAATAAATTTAATTTCTTTGTGCCTCACAGCGCTGAAGACTTTTTGGGTTTAATGTATACTGTATTGCCTAAAGGACAAAGAGGTAATGAAGCTTTAGAGTGGATTGATCAAAATTTATTGCATCCTTGGGGTGTTGCGATGGAAAATATAAATCGTGAAAGAATGCAGGTAATGAACGATTTTAAAGCAATTAAAAGAAATCTTAAAAAAGTTCCTAAAAAGTTAAAGAAACCAATATTAAAAGGTGATTTTACAAATGAAGATGCTGTTAGAATATGGATATGGAATAGTATGGGTATTACAGCTAGTGATTTAAAACTTTCAGAAACTATTTATAATCAATTAATTGATATTGTTAATAACAATCCTGAATTTTTAGAATTTGCACAACAACTTAAAATTATAAATAAAGCAGATGGTTATCCAAAAGCAGATAAATATTGGAATGCGGGTAACATTACTACTGACTTATTAGGACATTTGAATACAACTAAAAGAGCTAAGCATTTAGAACAGTGGCAAGAAAATGTTGACACTATTTTTGACGAAGATATGTTCTTAAAATTAGAAGGTGAGTTTGGTAAAGATTATGTTGCATCTTTAAAAAACATATTGAAAAGAATGAAGTCTGGTAGAAATAATACAGGTGGTGATGCAGATGGAACTACTAGTGCATGGCTAGATTGGATTAATAATTCTGTTGGAACTATTATGTTCTTAAACGTAAGATCAGCTGTACTACAAACAATTTCAACAATTAACTTCATGAATTGGAGTGATAATAATCCTTTACAAGCTGGCAAGGCATTTCTTAATCAAAAACAATATTGGAAAGATTTTATTTCAATATTTAATTCTGATTATCTTGTAGAAAGAAGAGGTGGTTTAAAATTAAATGTTGCTGAAACTGAAATAGCAGAAATGGCAAGCAAGGGTGGTATAAGAGGAGCTATAAGTTATTTATTAAATAAAGGATTTATATTAACTAGAATGGCAGATAGTTTTGCTATTGCAAATGGTGGAGCCGCTTTCTATAGGAATAGGGCTAACACATACATGAAACAAGGTATGTCTCAAAAAGAAGCTGAAGCAAAAGCATTTCAAGATTTTAGAGAAATATCAGAAGAATCACAACAATCTTCAAGACCTGATAGAATATCAATGCAACAAGCAAGTCCTATGGGTAGAGTTATATTAGCTTTCGGTAATACACCTATGCAATATACTAGAATTATGAAAAGATCTGCACAAGATTTAGCGGCAGGTAGAGGAGATTGGAAAACTAATATTTCTAAAATAATTTATTATGGTGCTATTCAAAATTTTATGTTTAATTCTTTACAAAAAGCTTTATTTGCAATAGCTCTTGATGAAGAAGAAGATGAAGAAGAAGCAGAAAAAAGATATGTTTCTGTAGCTGAAGGAATGGCTGATTCTGTAGTTAGGGGTACAGGGGTTTATGGAGCAGCAGTTGTAACTGCAAAAAATCTCGCAATTGATATTGCAAGAAGAGCTGGAAGAAAAAGACCTAAATTTCAAGATTCAGCGTGGGAGTTATTAACATTATCACCACCTATAAGTTCTAAAGTTACTAAAATTAGAAAAGCACTTTATTCTTTAGATTATGAATTAGATGAAATGAAAGAAGCAGGCGTATCTTTAGATAATCCAGCATATATGCTTGCGGCAAATGTTATATCAGCAAGCACTAATATACCAGTTGATAGAGCATTAAGACTTATAGATAATTATAGAACAGCTGTTGCAGAAGACACGGAATTATGGCAAAGAATAGCTTTGCTATTAGGCTGGTCTTCATGGGAAATAGGAATAGAAGATAATGATGAAGAACAAAAGAAAGAATCAAAATCTATAGAACAGAAAGCTAAAGAAAGACTTAAAAAACATTTAGAAAAATTTAAAAAGAAATAACTATGGCAAAAAAAGACGCATGTTATTACAAAGTAAAGGCAAGGTACAAGGTTTTTCCTTCTGCATATGCAAGCGGCGCGCTTTCAAAATGTAGAAAAGTAGGTGCTAAAAATTGGGGAAATAAATCAAAAAAATAAGTTTAACATTTAAAATTAGAAATTATGCCAAATAAAAATATGCAAGGCGATGTTGATGAAAGATCATATGGTACAAAAATGGTAAAATCTGAAAAAGATTTTAAACCACATAAAATGTATTGTAAAGATGGTTCTACACATAATGCTAAAACCTATAAAGAGCACATGGCTCTTAAAAAAAGAGGTTGTGGACATAAGCCAATGAAGAAAAAGTAATGGCTGATCCTAAAAAAGGTACGGGTAAAAAACCTAAAGGCTCTGGAAGACGGTTGTATACAGATGAAAATCCAAAAGATACTGTTAGTATTAAATATGCAACCGTCGCAGACGCTAGGCAAACCTGTGCAAAAGTAAAAAAAATAAATAAGCCTTATGCTCGTAAAATACAGATATTAACTGTTATGGAACAAAGGGCTAGGTTTGGCAAAAAACCGCAGCAAGCGGCTATTGCTAAAAGATGTAAAGCAGCACTAAAAAGAAAACATGGCAAAAAGTAAAAGACCTACATGGAAAGATTCTAACGCTCCCGATGCGGAAGGTAAATTTAAAGAATTATCTTGTGAGGCTTTAGCTAAATGGATGATAAAAACCAGAAAAGGTAATATTAAAAAAATTGTTGGTAGTTTAAATCAACAATATGTATTTAATAGAAAAAAGAATCCTAGCTATGCTAAAAAAATGGTATGTGCAAGAAATAAAGCTAAAAAAATATTAGATG